CCGCGAAGTCCCAAAGGACTTCGAGGAAAACGCCCCTGTTTCGGGAACGGAAGTGTTTCCCCTTCGAGAACCGGGCGCCGGTACGAATCATCGCTGATTCGTAGGCGTCCAGGGCTCGAGGGGCCGCGACTCCAAGCAGATCATCGCCGCAAATGCGAGCGACTGGCTGCGTCGCGGGCAGACATCTGTCCACCATGGAGGCCTGCTTCCAGGCCCACCCATGGTAGATGCAGAGCAGGGACCAAGTTGTCGGGAGCCCCATAAGGATCCCGCGCTTGGTACGAGCTGTAGTGCCGTCAGGCCACGTCACCTCGACGGGCCCCGTCCCAAGACGGAGGCCGTGGAGTTCGGCCGGCAGGAACCGGCCCGAATCCTCAAGCCCGTCGACGATCGCTCGCGCGACGTCGAGAGGAATGAGGTCGGAAGCCGATTTCAAGTCAGCCGACAAGACGTGTCCTACGGCGCCAACAAAGTCTGCACCCACTTTCCGAGGCTCGCCATCATGAACATGCTTGGTCAGAGGCCACTTACGTAGCCCGAGGGCAAGACGTCGACGGGCGAGGTGCCCAAGGACCAACGCGTACCGCTGCATGGCGGTCACGATGCGGACCTTGTGGCCCCGCTCTTCGATGGTGACCACCCTACCTTTGGGATAGGGCGGCCACTGTTCACTCATGGCGGAGCCGACTACGTGGAGCTCCTTGACGATCATGTGCCAGTCCTCTGGCATCTCATCAGGGGGGTCCAGGTAGTCGACCTCAAAAGCCAAGGACTCGGATATGGAGCGTGACAGGCCGCCGTCGGAACGGGGGCAGTCGTAGGTGGCTGAGGACCCTTGCGGGATCCCGGCGACCGTCGACCACTCAACGTTACGAGGCAGGTACTGCCGCGCCCAAGACATCGCGAAAGACCTCAACGACTTGAGGTCTTCGTCCGGCGTCACGTGTTCGGAGAGGAGGGCTTCTTTGTGAGAACGAAGACTCTCCTCGACGTGGCGCGGGCTTCCCGTAGGCAGGGCCCGGCCGAGCATGCTCAGCTGGGCCCACGTGTTATGGGAACGACGAAGATCTTGGGGGCAGGAGCGGAGTGCCCAGTGGTCCGGGGGTGTGGAACACACCCACGCGCCACGGCAAGCCGTCGCGAGATTCTTCATCTCGGCGATGGCGCACTCGACTCCCCGCGATCCCGCGATCTTTCCGAGCCGATTCCGAACGTGAAGATGCCAATTCTTCACGTCAGGCCTTATACTCTTAGAGAACAAGGGTCGGGAAATTACAGCAGCAACGGATGCGTCCCAGACGTCTAACAACGCCCGGGTACGGAGGCCGCGCCTTCTGGTTTCCTCTCCCCGATCTCTACCCTTAGAACCACCCACTTTTGCGCCAGGACTGGACAACCCAGGACCTGTAGCGCCTTCGGAGGGCAGCTCTGCCACCATCGGCTCCACTTCCGACTCATCGTCAGGAATGGGGAAGCCGTGGGAGGCGTGTAATGCAGCTTCGAAGTCTTCGCCATCGATGAATCCGGCCAAGAATTCATCATCGACTAATGTAGGAAACTGC